TTTATAAAAATTATTATCAGAATTGAAATCATCATAATATGGATTAATATTTAAATTTCTTTTTTGTGCCATTTGTTTTTAGAATTCCAGAATAATTTTAACGTCTTCTTTTTGCCTAGAGTCTCTAGTTACAAGAGTTCGATTATCAATATAAATTATGTCTCCTGTCTTTCTATTTATCTCCGGATTAGCAAGTCCATTTGTAAAAGTAACTCCCAAATTAATTCCATCAGAAACATTAGTCTCAGTAAAAGATGTATCAATAGATCCAGTAAAATTATCTGTTGTAACAGGATCTCCACCTGAACTAAATTTTAAAACTTCAGAATTTGCCGTATTATCCGTAGAATCTACATTATTGTAAAAACATAAAGATCTATCAGTATAGTATTTCAATACCTTAGTATCCTTATCATATGAAGCAACATACCCTTTTGCTGTTCCACCAGTTACTGGCTGTGAAATAATTGCTCCGATGTCTGGACCATTATCACTAGTAGTAACTTTCATTGCTGATAACGAAGAGTATTGATTATCAGTAAAAATACTTGTCCCACCAAATGTTAAAGGATTTTTTATAATTCCAACTTGAGCAAATTTTGTATTGGTTGGAAAATCTCTAGTAGAATCATCAAATCTGGCATAGACCAAAACTCTATCAGCACCCAACTCTGTATAGATGTCATTTCCATGACCTTTTGCAGGTGGTATAATTACAATTAATTTTGCAGCATCTGATGAACTATGTCCATCTGGTCTCAAAGGACTTAAATCAACATAACCATAAGTATATCCACTACCACCAGCAGTTATTTTTACTGACTCGATTTTCTTTTCGGAATTTACAGTTACTAATGCCTTTGCTCCGGTACCATCTCCAACTATATTACATTCTTTTGATTGATTTTGTTTGTAATTATTTCCTGCGTTATCAATATAAACTGCCTTCAATTGATTTAAATTAATATCAGAATCACCCGCTTCACGAACATTTTGTATTTGAGGATCTGTAGATGTGCTCCAATCATTAGGAACGACAATATATTCTGTAGAATCAAACTTTATGATATCACTTGGTGAAACAGAAAACAAATATTTCCATACATATCCATCTCCACTGGTTCCAGCAGATGATGGTTCCAAATCTGTAAAAGTTGGTTCATCTTGAGACTTTTCTCCTCCGGGTTTTGTTCCAGAAGAACCATTCTCAATACAAATATAAACTTTAAAATCACTATTCATTACATAGAAATTTGAATCATATAATCTAGAAGAATTAGAATTTGGAGTAGGATTACTTACACTATAATCATGACGATACATATCATACTCTCTATTAGAAGTCCAATTAACTTTTCTAATTACTCTTCTAATATTTTTACTTGTAATTTTTTTCCCAAAAAGAGAAGTTTTTCTGTAATGAGAAAGATAATCTAAATTATCTACCGGATCTTTATTGCTATTATTTTCTCGATTCCAAGTAGATGTTCTACCAAAACCAGGACTTGGATCTGTAGGATTAGACAGACCCAAGAATACATAATAAGAATTATTTTCATTAAGTACAGAATCTACAAAATTAGAAGCATTTAATATTCTGAATTGATCTGTTACTACAGCAGCCATATTATTAGTTTTTTAGATATTTATAATCATTCATCTAGTGCTCCGGTTTGTCTATGACCAATTTCCCCACCTCTTCTTTGAATCGTTGGGAATGATGATAATCCAGCATCAATAGTAAGGCCTGTAACTCCAATTGAAATACCAGCAGTAATAGAGTTTCCTGATAGTTTACCCCAAGAGAATCTTCCGACAGGATTTAATTCACTACCAGTAGATGCCAATCCAACCACCGAAGTATTATTCTCAATCATACAAGTGATAATTCCTATTGTTCCACTAGCATGAACTGTATTTACTAGATGATAAACATTATCAACAAAAATAGTTCCCAATCCAACAGTACTCACTCCAGTTACATCCATAGAAGTGACTCCAGTTCCAATACGAGTATCAAAAATATAAATTGGAGTTCCTGAAGGAATCGAATCTGTTTCAAAGTCATTGGGAGATGTACTTAAATGGAATTTGAATGCTAAATTTGAACCGGAAGTGGTGGTGCCAATTCCAGTAACAATTCCAGAGAATCCTTTAGTAACAGCAGTGCTAAATCCAGTTATTATTTTTTGAGTTAAAGGTGGTGATGATACAAGAACTCTTGGTGCTATGGTGTAACCAAGACCTGGATTGGTAATTGTAAATCCATTTACACTGCCTCCAGAAACTGTTACTGTAGCAGTCGCCGTAGTACCAACACCAACACCAACTACTGGCGGAGCAGAGATTGATATGGTTGGGGTAGATGTATATTCTGATCCCCCATTAACGATTGTAAGATCGGAAATAGTTCCTCCAGTTCCAACCGTAGCAGTTAATCCTGCTGATACTGGATCTGTTGAACCTGTAGATACAACTAAAGCATCAAAAGTTACATCATTAATATCTTCTTTAAAGAAAGATGAATTGTCTACAAAAATTGAACCATCACTTACAGATACATCTCCAATTATCCTTGCTGTTGGATATATTTGACCCTCTATAGATTCTCTCTTCTTAGATTCATTTTCACCATTAACTTTCTTATCCCTCTTTTGTTTAATTAAATTTATTGATCTATAGTTATCACCATCAACTCCCTGTGCAGAATATAAATTAGTTTCTACTTTATCTGAGAATGATAAATCAAATATTGTTCTTCTATTTTGTTGTAAAGTAGTATTAATTCCAGTAAGTTGAAGATCATCACCTTTTTCTAATTTTTTGGGAATGAACGTAATAGAAGTTGTATCATCACCTTCGGTGCCTTTATAGAAGAATATATCAATATTATCATCTGAATCTGGTGCCTCAATGAAGTCAAAAGAAGTTCCACCATCAAAAGTATATGATTTATTTGGTTGTTGAAGAATTCCATTGACAAAAATTAATAAATTATTGGCAAAATCAATATTCACTCCTTCAGGTCCTTCAAAACTTAAAGCCTTTCCGTTATACAATAGTGGGAAATTAGTTCTACCATCTTGATATAATTTAATATTATCAACATAATCTAGTTCACCAAACTGCCAAAGAGCAAAACTATCACTATAAGTATCAAGAACTTCCAAAGTAAATTCTTCTAGAGGTTCTGATAGTCTTCCATCGGTAACTAATCCAACAAGAGTAAACTTGTCACCTTTTTTAAATTCATAACCCGGTCTGGTTATATTAAAACTCTTGACTTCAAAATGAGTCGATCCAACACCAACAGTTGTGGAAGCTCCTCCAACTTCGACCGACATCTGCAATCCTGTTCCAGTATCAGTTGTAGATCCAACACCTAATCTAGAAATTCCAATAACATTTAAATTTTCATAAGAAGGGGAGTCTACAAATATTTGTGGGGTTGTATATCCAGAACCGCCACTAGTCACATTAAATGTCAATGTTCCACCAACACCTACAGTTGCAGTAATTGCTGCAGTATCTCCAGTATGTCCCTCTTCAAAGACACTGATACCAATAGAAACTATTCCATTATATCCAGATCCTACATTATCAGTGGTTCCAATACCAATACTATTTTGAATAACACCACTATTAACTACTGCTGTTACAGATGCACCTACAAGAGGTGCATAACCTAATCCACCAGTCGATCCTAATGATACAATAATACCTCCTCTTGGAATATTATTCTGATTTACATCAGATTCCGAAACAATAATGTCACTACTATTATTATCCGTTATTCCGCTGAATATAACAGTACTTACTCCAGCAGTTGTATCAGTGATAATCTCAAAATTATTACTTGGATTATTAAGTGTGGACGGAGTTTGGAAAACTCCGTTTATAAACATTAAAGCATTTTGATTTTGTCCAGCAATCGATCCAATTCCAGAAGTAGTATTAGCACCACCAACTTTTAAGGTGAAAGTTCTTCCTATGCCAGTAAATTGATTCGAAATATCATCATAAATTTGATTATTAACATAATTATTTCTAAAGTAAACTCTTCCTGCAAATTCAGATGTTGGTGCATCCAAATTCATTATGTTTTTATCTTGATTGGCATCACCTCTAGGAGGATCAACAAAGAATATGTCACTTCCAACAATATTGTAAGATCCTTTATAAATCGTAGCAATACCTGTTGTATCACTATGGGATGTTGATATACTACCAAGTATTCCTCTCTCAACTTCAACTAGTGCTGTCGTTCCTATACCAGTTATTGGTCCAGTATTAGTTGTACCAAATCCTACGTTTATAACCTTTACATATTCATCATCTATTCCCAAAATATCATTTACTTCTATTGTTGATATTCCACTTAAGGCAAATGTTGTAGAAGTTGTGCTAATACTTCCACCATTACCATCCAAAGGATGATTAATTGGAGTAAACATTAAAGGATTCTGCACAACATTATCAATAGAGATTAATGATTTTTCATTTTTCTTTTTCATTTCAAATTGGTGAGCATTTCCTTCACCAAGACCTACAAATGTTACCGCTGTTCCTGCTTTGGTAGTTGAAATTTGGAAACTATCATCATTTTGAACAATGGCAAATACTGATGTTGGTAGAGTATCAATAACACTACCATTCTTATATTGCATTGGTGTTGATCCAACACCAACAAAAGTGGATTTTGGAGTATAAATTAACTCCTCATTATTTCTAAAGAAGTGATTTTGAATACTAAATTCTCCAGTAGAGGCATTTAATACTGCAGAATCTGAAGGATTAAATGATTTTGCAAATACTGAAATATTATTAGTAGTTAATGCAAATTGTTTTTTATTTCCTATTTCACCATTAATGCCAGCGTAGTCTTTAATATAAGTCGAGTCCACACTATTTCCATAAACTAAATCATTTGGAATATTTACCTTATCATTTTCAGTATATAAAAATTCAGTGTATGATACAACTTCATTATAATTGGAAGCATAACTGGAGTCAGGATAATAATTTAATGACATCTGTCCTGTTATTCCAAATGTTCCTATACCAGTAATATTTTTATCATCAGTAAATAACAATTGTGATTGTTGAATATGATGATTATCACTACTATCTTTAACAACCATTACTTGATATAATGCCCTTGTGCTACCAACAGAAACTTGAACTATAGATTTAGCTGAATTTATGATAGTACTAGCACCATAAACCGTTACAGTTAATCCAAATCCAGTAGAAATTTTATTATGAGCATAGTTACTATAATATTGAACTGCTCTTGGATTAGATTGTCCTGTAGATTTGAATAAGTATTCACCTGCACTACTAAATCCTGCTGTCGTTCCAAATCCAACTATTCTTGAATTAATTCGAATATTATTTGAACTAGAATCATTTAAAAATTCTAAATTCATAACATTATTATTAATATTAGTACCAAAAGATCCTATATTCTCGCCACTAAACACTTTACCAGTTGAGTCATAATATGACTCAGCAATATAAGATTCTTCTCCATCATGCGTTATGAAAGATTCGACAAAATTAACTTCATTAGTTACTACATCTTCGACTTTTGAATTAACAACTAAAGAATTAAATTTAGTTGTAGATACTCCTATTATATTTGTTGTAACTCCAGAAGATGCTAACTGAGTAGAATTGGTAATATCAATTAATGTTCCTAAGTTAGTTGTAGCAATTCCTACTGTGGATCCAATATATTCTTTCTGAAGTACTTTGATGTCATAATCTTGTGTATACGGATCTACTGGATCGAATATTAAATCAGTATTATTAAATTCGTCAGTTTTAATTAAAAATTCACCATAGTTTGTTTCTGATGTATGAGTTAATCCACTACCTATGTTTGATATTTCTCCTTTATTTAAAAGTAAGTTATCATCACCTTTCTTAATAACAACCAAGTCTGATAGTTGTATTTCAGTATTAGAAGCATTTGTAACTCTCACCAAAAAAGTTGAATACTCAAAGGAGGGATCTATTTCAAGAATACTTACTTCAGTAGATGGGTTTTGTTGATCAGCCAAATTAGAAAATTGTGAATTGATATCATCGATCACAAAAACATTATTCCTACTCACTTCTGTATATGGAGTTAAACTTTGCTTTTTAAATTGTATAAACTTAGTGGATCCATTAGTTACATTAGAATCTTTAGCAAAATCAAAACCATATATAATATCCACTCTCTGATCACCAATAATATCCTGAATTGATATTGTGGCATCTGAACTATTAATTCCAATAGATTTGGAAGAAGTTATGGTAGTGTCAGCAAAATTTTTCAGTCCGCTTGTATGAAGTAAACTATTTACTGGTGTTCTTTGAATATTATATTCTATTGGACTTTGAACACTATATGAAAGATTTTGATAATAATCATTATTTGGAACTACTTGTGTGGTTTCATTTAATTTTCCAATATTATCAAACCAACCAATATTTTTAGTGTTTCCATATTTTATAGAAAATCTTCCATTATTTTCTTCAATTTTATTAATTGTTGCTTTTGATCCAGATTCTTTACCGTTTATAATATCACCTACAGATAATTCGTATGCACCTTTAACTTTAATCGATGTGGTATTATACTTTAATATTGATAAATCAACTTCTACTCCATTGACTATCAATTGTTCTCCTTCTAAAAATGGTGTTTCCTTTGATATAACATTAAATGATGGATAATCAGTACTCTTTATAATATTTGCTAATGAGTCTTGAACTGTCTTAGCAATACCAGTATTGGTTGTTAGTCCAGATACATTAATTTTAACTTTATGGGGTATGCTGTCAACATTATATTCTTCTACAGATAAGAATTTATAATCATAATCAGCCGAATTAAATCCGGATCCATCTGTGCTGTAACCAACAATACCTTCAATAAAAACTTTATCTCCAGCTGAAAATGGTCTAAATGCATCAGCTAATGTTGGTGTTGTAATTATACATGTGAATATACCGGTATTTTCACTAGATTCTACTTCAAGAATACTAACACCATTAGTGTTATTAGTAGAATAAAGTTCTACCTCAGATGCTGGAAGACCTTTTGGTTCAGAAACAACTTTAACTGAGGAAATAGAACTACCAGTCAATTCAGATTCTAATAATCCACTATCAATTATTTTCTTAGTAGTTGGATTTACAATAATTATTGATGGAGGTTCGATGTATCCTTTTCCACCATTAGTTACTGAAACAATACCAATAGTATTAGAATCACTTAAAGTTACTAATGGTGAAATATAAGCAGATGGTTGTAAAGTACTATCAGAGGGATATTGGAATCCTTCATTAATAACTCTTATTTGATTTATATCACCAATTGTATTAGATTTTGAAACAATATATGCATCTTGACCACCAGTAGTTCCAGATCCGGTTAAAATTGGAAGTTTCTTATATCCAGACCCACTGGATATAATTTTAATTTTACTAATTCCACCTTTTTCTGAAGTTGATGATGTATCATACTTTAAGATATCACATTCTTCTTTTATATACGAATCTCTTTCAGGTTTTCTACTCAATACCACATCAAAAGTAGTATTACCGACGCCAGAAATTTTATAATCATTAGTATATACACTATCTACATATAAAATTTCATTATAATTTTTAACATCGGTATCAGCAGTACTAATATAACCAGATTTTTCTAAATTATAATAAAGTTTAGTCGGAAGATTTTCACTATAATTAATGGTTACTGAGGATCCAGTAGAAACAACATTAAAATTAGTTGTAGATCCTGTGGAAACAAATTCATTCCCAAATTCTTTATCAGTGTAAATTTTTAAATTATAATCGGATAATGAAGAATCCGAAATATCAAATACCAGACTATTGCCTTTTACAATCTTTATTTGTGGATTAATTAATGCAATAGTTTGAGACTCTCCTCCAGTTGATCCAATTCCAATAATTGATGGAGATGATAATACAGAATTATAATATGTTTCTGCTAATTTAAAATTATTATCATCTACTTTATAGATATAATATTCTGAGGTACTTAAACCAAGAGGAAGTAAATCAGCTGAGTAGGATACTTTATCACCTGTTTTAAAATTATGAGAATTTATATTAAAAGTATCTGTTAAAGTATTAATTCCTGTAGAATTAAAACCGATAGAATTAACTACTAACTTTTCATTACTAGAATTTACTTTTAATCTGACTCCCGTAGAGGTTCCAATACCAACATTAAGATTTGGTTGAAGAGTAAGACTGACTACATCACCATTAGATAATCCATGATCGGTTGAAACAGAAACTGTTGTCTTCTGTCTTTTTACATTTCCAATTACCTGTTCAAAATCACTTTCGAATAAGTATTCATCATTGTCTGATCCTCCTCCACGGAAAAATAGTTCAGAGAAGGAAACTCCTATTCCCGTCTTTATACCAATAATATCTTTTCCCTTACTAGTAGCATAAACAGTGGTTGGCAGAGAAAATGGAGATCCATCACTGGTAGTTGATACTGAGAGTACAACAGAACCACTAGGATTAGTAATGAATAATTTTTGATTATCACTAAATGGATGATTTGGAATAAAAATTGATTGTGAAAGAATATCTCTAGTAGTAGTTGTTATTCCAAAATTAAAAGTTACTGATGTAGAAACACCTACTTCTGTTCCATATCCTACAGACTTTTTAGGATTAAAATAAACTTTACTATTAACTGTAGAGTCAAAGTAATCCATTTCTACTGGAATAGTAAAAGAGTCTGGAGTAAATATTATAGAAGTTCCGGTAGAATGTCCTACATTCGTAAGACCTCTCTTAACAGTAAGAATTTTATCTTTTTTGTAAATATTTAAAATTGATAGTGTCTCTGTTCCTATACCTATACTACTACCAACTGAAACTGGTGGTACATTCGAAACACTAATTTCAGTTGTCCCTATAGAAGAAACTGAAGGAATGTTTGTTTGCAGATTAGCAGTATATGAAGATACTCCAATATTAAAGGTATTATTTAATTTTGAATATGTAGATAATCCTGAGATGGAAACTGCATCACCATTTATAAGATCATGATTTGGTAATATCGTTACTTCAACTTCCCTTGAATTATTCCAAGTGAATATTGAATTATCGTAAGATAAAACAGTTGTACTTACATCAACAATATCTTTGCCTTCAATAGAAGAAACCACAGCAGATAATCCACCATCACCATCAAATTTTAAGGTATCATTAACTTTATAATTTGAACCCGAATTCAAAATATCAAATCCAGTTATTGTGCCATCGGTAACAGATTCAATTTCTACAGTCTGATTGGAAAGTTCACTTGTTTCATAAACAAAATCATAATCAGATTTTTTATCATTAATATTATACGGGAAAGTATTTCTAATCAAATCTGAATTTGTAAAATCAAATTCCTGATTGAGTAATAAATTATCTTCTACATAATCGGATCTGTATCTATTGCCAATAAAATATGGAAATACTGAATCTTTACTAGAATCAATGAGGGCAAAATATGCATAAACACCATTTGGAAATTCTGGAGTTTTTGCAAATCTACCATTATATTGATCCAAATCTCCAGAACCAGTAAATTTATAATCTTCAACGAAAAATCCTCCCTCAAAATCACTTGTAGATGGTCTATCGATAATATTTGATGTATCTAAAGAATATCCAGATGTTAAAATACCAACTGTGTTGCCTACTCCCGCATTTGCATATCCGTATGAACCATAAATCGGATTTCCATCATATGCCCATCCAATGATCTTTGAGTGTGATCCTGTTTCTAATACGTTTAAAAAATTATCAGAATATCCACAAACAGAATACTGCAAATT